CGTTGCCGTTGAACGCGCTCGTAGACGTTGCTAAAAAATACATACCCATGGCCCCCCAGGTTGATGAACTCGTCAATCTAAAGTCTGGTGCTGAAAATAAAATTCGGGAATCTATCGAGCCTATCGTCAAGCGTGCGCAAACTTGGGCAAGCAAAAACCCAAACACGGTCGATGCATTCAACGAGGTGGTCTATACAAGTACGTATTATCAAGTTGACCCGTCTAAGCCAAGATCTGTGTACAAGGGTAAGGTTGATAACGACGGGATCGATAAAGAAAAAGAGTGGGACAAGCTTCAGGCAGGGTGGAAGTCTTTGGGGCCAGAAGGGCAAGCGCTGTACAAGCAGATGCGAGAGACTTACTCAAGCCTTTATGACCGCATAAAGACCGTAATCGGCGCGCGTATTGATGCCGCTGCCCCTGATGCGGAAACTGCTAAGAAGGTGAAGGCAGAAATTTATCAGCGCCTTGCCAAACAAGGCCGCATTGAACCGTATTTTCCTCTTACCCGCACGGGCGATTACTGGCTGTCTTACAACGCGGTTGACCCACGCACAGGCAATATGGAGTTTTTTGTTGAATCGTACGAATCCGACTTTCTGCGCAAGCAAGCCATAAAGGACCTGCAGTCCCAGCCGGATGCACAAGCCTCTGACTTTAGCACGTTTAGGAACCTTGACCGGGCAACGTATAAAAACGCCCCGCCCACTTCGTTTGTCAACAGCGTGCTAAAGACATTAGATACGAACAAGGTTGATCCTGAGGTTACCGGCGAAATTATGCGGTTGTTCCTTAACAACTTGCCAGAAACTTCTTTCGCGCAGTCATTCCGGCAACGTAAAAATCGTTTGGGTTTTGAACAAGACGCCATACGTGCGTTAGAAACAAAGTCATTTAGCCTCGCCCGACAACTGACCAATATGGAGTACGCGGTTAAGTTCAATAAGCTACGCCAAGAAATGGAAGAGCACGTCCGCAAATCTCAGGACGACCAAGCGATTCCGTACTTTGAAGAACTTAGCAAGCGCGTAGATTTTGCAATCAGCCCGGACATACCTACTTGGTCTAAGATTGCTACGTCTTTTGGTTTTAACATGACGCTTGGGGCTAACCTGTCGTCAGCCCTGCTTAACTTGTCGCAAGTACCGCTTATTGTCCTCCCCTACTTAGGCGGGCGATACGGATATTCGGATACTGCCAAAGCCCTTGGCCGTGCAACTCGGTACTTCACCAATAGCGGGTTTAGCCGCGAGATAGAAATGCTGGTGCCTACAGAAGGCACTAAGGGGGAGAAGAAAGTAAAGACCCGAGCGTTCTTGTCTTTGGATAACTACGATTTTGCGGATGCCAAAAACAAAGACCTATCCCACTTAGACGCGCTTGTTAAGGTCGCGGGGGAGCGCGGGCAGCTTAACCGATCTATGATTTACGACATATTGGATGTCGACACTGCCCCGAATGTCCTGACCAAGATAAACGCTGTTTCCGGTTTTGCTTTCCATCAAGGTGAGCGGATGAACCGGCAGGTAGCCCTTGCTGCTGCCTACGAATTAGAACTACAAAAGCTGGTTGGGAAAGGCAAATCTTTTGCTTCGGCCAGCCCTGAACAGAAAGAACAAGCCGCACACAAGGCCATATACCTTACGGAACTTACTAACGGTGGGGTTGCTGCAGGGAGTGCTCCAAGGATTGCCCAGAGCGGGATAGGTAAAGTTGCGTTTATGTATAAACGCTACGGGGTCAGCATGTATTACCTACTGTTCAAGACTGCGAAAGAGGTATCGCAAACACTTGACCCAGAACTTCGTAAGCAGGCTATGCGCCAGATGGCGGGTATTTATGGCTCTTCTGCGCTTCTTGCTGGGGCGCAGGGGCTCCCACTCTTTGGTGTTGCTGCCATGGTCTACAACCTATTTGCAGGTGAAGACGAGGATGACTTTGAAACCGCCACGCGCAAATACCTTGGAGAACTGTACTACAGTGGGCTTGGTAACGCGCTTCTAGGGGTGCAGTTAAGCAGCCGAATCGGCCTAAGCGATCTGATTTTCCGCGACAGTATTTCTGCTGCAGATAAGGGCACTCTGTACACCATCATGGAACAACTTGGCGGCCCCGTATTTGGCACACTAAGCCGAATGGAGCGAGGGCTTGATTTGATCTCCGAAGGGTATGGGGCGCGCGGGGTTGAGCAGATTATGCCCGCTGCTGTTAGTAACGTCATGAAGTCCTTGCGGTACGGCACCGAGGGCACGACGACCCTTCGTGGGGATCCCATTACTGGGGATGTGTCCGATTGGAACGTATTTGCTCAGGCTCTGGGCTTTGCCCCCGCCGACTATATTCGGCAGATGGAGGAAAACGCAGCACTCAAAAAGATCGATAAGGCCGCAAACAAGCAGCGTACCGACATGCTTAGAAAATACTACATGGCCACCAGTTTGGGCGACTCTGAGGGCATAGCGGCTACCATTGAAGATATTCTTGCATTCAACGCTAAACACCCCGGTGCAGCGATAACCCCAAGTACGATTATTCGGTCTATGCGCCAGCACATGAAAACCTCCGCCGAGATGGTATCTGGGATATCGCTTAGCAAGAATATGCGGGCGGAACTTCTTGCCTCTGCCGCCGAATTCGACGGCGAGGACAAAGAGGACTAATCAACAAACCGGGCGCGTAGGTGGGTGCTACGTTGCCCGTCGGTAAACCCAATGGCGTAGACAAGCTCTGCAAACTTGTTTAGATCTTCTATGTTAGGCATGGTGTCATCGGGCCATATGCTGCGGGCGATCCGCATAACCGTATTGTAGTTAACATTATCATCCATCGAAGCGCGCTCCTTCCTGCCAAGCTTCCCAAGCAAGCTCTACTTCATAGTCCATGTACTGCCCAGGCCCTGCGTTAGTATCATGTTCAATAAACCGGACTACCTCCCGTTCATAGGGCGGCGCGCTAACCCACGCCTCAAATGCTTTTCGGCTCCGCCCAGGCCGATCCGCGTTTTTCTTTACTTCCTCAAGAAGCTCAGCAATGATCTGCCGATAGGTAGCAGCTGCATAAATGCACGGTTGCGCGGGCAAAATTAACTCCATTGCCCTTTCTTCAAGAGTGCCACTGAGTTCCATATTGTCGCTCATAACTTTCCCTACGTTAGTCTCCAAACACGAACCCCCCAGTAGGAAGATTCAACTCTTGTCGCAGTGGCTACCTGCCACCCCCTGCGCTTTGCTAACTTGCGTACCTGGCTAATAAGCAACGACGAGTTTATACATGGTATAAATACCGAAGCCCCAGGAACAAAGGCCGACCAATCAACCATAATCGGCACTCCGTCTGGGTTCAGTATGTTACGCCGAGCTTGCCATAGTGGGAGCAGTCTCCTAGGCGGTACCTTCCTGCGCGTCGCCATCGGTCAAGAACCCGTCCCTACATTCTAGGATAATAACCGCCGTCGGAGGGGCGTTGAAGTGTGTGCCCCGTCCTATCCTTGTCTTGTGCTTAAACGCACGCATCGGACCTTTAGATAGATCTTCCACGATGGAGTTATAGTTTAGTTGCTGCTTGCTGCACCATTCGCGGAATGGCTTTACGACCAAAAATAGCTTCTTGATGTCGTATTCGTACCGAGCAACAATCTGATTTCCTCTCGGTGTTGCTTCCGGCAAGATGAGATGGTCAATTCCTGTCTTTGTCTCGTTCGTAACGTCTGTGCTCCGGATCCGAAGCATGCTGTTGTAGTGCTCCCCAAGGTAGTCTGCGAGGATTGTTTCGGAATCCACCCCCGTGAGGTCTTTGACTTCCGCCTTAGCCCGCTTGAGTAGGTCCCGAGCAAACGACGCCACCCCGGCTAGATTCCAATCAATAAGCCCTGCCTGCTTTGCCAGCATCAGCCCCGCCAGCGTGCGAGAGACAAGCACCGACCAGAACCGATTAGCAGACTCTAGCCCCGCTTGTTCATCCATCTTGCGCTGGACTTTTACCGCAAGTTCTTTAGCCGTGTCTAAATTGTTCATCACGTACTGGAGATACGGCACCCCGGCATGTCCGTAGTTTTCCTTGATCGCGTGCGTTAGCCTATCTGTTTCCTCCTTGGGGATTGTCACCTTCTGTACTTCATATTCGATAATGCGTTGGGCTTCTGCTTGGGGGAGTGCCTTATAACTGGAGATCCGATCAATCATCGACGTGTTGCCCGTCGTCCCGAACAACATCTTCCAGGGCTCCCCCCGCACGCGCTCCACGTTGCCTTTAGAACTTAGTCGATTACGCTGCATACCGCTGGATAACTGGTAAGCAAAGTCTGATAGTTCCTGCGGGCGCGTATTAGTCATCTCGTCCATGTATCCGACAAGGTTCTTATAGACTTCCGCGCGGTTCATCTTAGAGTTATACGTATCACGGTCTTGCAGAACTATAAGATCCGGACTACCCCACACCGACGCCCCTGCAAACATCGCAGTAGTCTTGCCTAGCCCCGACCCCTTAGACCAGACGTGAAAAGCCGCTGCATTGACGGGCTGAAACTCCATCAACACCGAACCGAACGTCAAACCAATCATGAACTGATGCAGTTCCAGCCCCGGTCGGTTGAAGAACGCCATGACTTCTTTCCACGCCTCAAACGTACCGCGCTTGGCAAACGCAGGAAACAGCCCAGAAGTCGCCACCGCTGGCGGATTCGGCGTAACCCGATCCTTGAATACCTCCATATTGCCCAGCACAAAAGACGTGCCCTTGTTGTCAGTCCATCCGAACTGCCGTCGTGCTTCCGTTGCTTCGGCCTTAAATTGAAGTTCAGTTACCCATCGCATCGTGTAATCCATCAAATCAGCTACGTTAAGTAGGGCAACGCCTTGTGCTGCTAACTGTTTTCGGAAGTCATCCTTTGAACTAACCACTGTCAGAGGCACCGTAAACTCTCGCAGTCCATCCCGAGGCAGGTGCAATCTCATAACAACGGCTTCCCCATTCTGTGCGTCCATGACGCGGCGCACTACGTAGAGATCGTTTACATAAACAAGTACGTCTTTAGTATCCCCGTCTTTGAGTTCAACCTGTTTCCATATCCCGCCATTCTTACCCCTGAAATACGGGCTTGGGTATTTGGGTATGGTCACAATTTCCGGTGCCGAATTCGGCGACGTACTAGGTGGGGTAACGTGGACTACGTTGTCTTGCTCGGTTGCTTCGGCTACTTCCTTGCCAAGCGAGATGGGGGATTTAATCTTCTCCCAGTGCTGACACCCGGTGCATACCCCCGGACGCTCTTTATTAAACCATCCGCAAAGATACGGCCCCTTGATTAAAGAAGCCTTATATTCGGTTTCTTGCTGCGTGTACCCTGGGTACCCTGCGGATATCTTATGGATTGCCGTCTCGCCGTCTACACAGAACTTGGCAACCGACAGCCCCGCCCGCCACAGCGGCTCACTGATACCCGCCTGATTAGTGATAATTTCTTTGATGTGCGCGCACCCAGACCCTTGCGCGGTCTTGAGCACGATAGTCTTAAACCGACTGGTGTAACTTCCGGCAATCATCTGGGTCACCGGATCAAGCGCTACAGGTAACGCCACAGGCGGCACGGACAGCACAGGGGCATCCACACCACCTAACCGCTCGACGAACACCGAAACCGGCGTAGCCTCACCCAGAGCACCCACAATCTGTACTGTGGTTGCAGGATCATCCTTAAAATTCTTGGTGCCGGGTACCCGTAAGATCCGCGCCGAATCGGCAGTCACTGCAGGGTCGATATGTAGTCCAGACTCCAGACAAACAGCTTTGAACTTTTCTGCTACCGGCTTCCACTCGGCGGCAGACATAGGGGACTGCAAGGGCCAATACGCGTGAATACCCCGCCCCGAATTGACCAGCGTCGGGCGAGGAAAGTTATGATCTTTACAAAAGCTTCGTAGGGCCGCTAGTGCATTGACTTGGGTGTCATAGCCTTTGCCTTCCCCACAATCCAAATCGACAAATAGGGACCGCATCTGCTCGACGTTTTCGGCCTTGCGGTTGTCGGCAGTTTTGAACGCGCCCAGCGCAAAGTAGGCATCAAACCCATTATCGGCAAGTAGGTTTGCGCTACCCAATACGGCGTCTAACTCGGTGTAGAACTTTTGTATTATCTTCTTATCTGTACGCCTGGAAGCCCATACGCAGTAGTACCCACAATCCCCTAGCACTCCTCTTAAAAATGTTTGCACGTCCATGCTGACCATTAGGCAAAGGGGGAGAAAAAAGGGGCGAGCCATGCCCGCCCCTCGCCGTCGAGAGACTACTTAGTCATCCCACTGGGCCAGCATCTTATCTAAGTCTGCTTTTTCTTCAACCGATGCCGAGGTCTTTTTCGCCGATACTTTAGGCTCAATAACCTCTTCTTCTACTGGCGCTGCCTTAACTTCTTCCTTGGCCGGTTCAGCTTTCGGCGCGGGTTTCGGCGCGGCTAGCGCAGCCTTTCCGGGCATGTTGCCGTCCACTTGCGGCACAAGCATAGAGATTGCCTTGACCGTCGTTTCATCTTCGCGCATCTCAAGGGCTATTTTCAACTCGGCTTCCGTCAAGGGCCTCACAGGCTTGAACACAAGTTTAGGCGTCGGGCTCGACGTATCAAACCGAATCTCGGTCACGATAGCAATAATCGGGGTGTTGTGTGCCTTGAGATGGCGACCGTATGCCTGCAAGGGCATCTTGCCGTTTTCGGCATCGCCGAATACTGAGGTCGCGGGTAGCGCTAGTTGATAAACCTCGCGCTTATCCATCTCCCCTTCGATCATAATTGCAGTGCGCTGCTGGAATCGGCACGCGCGGGACTCGCCTTGCCCGGAACCCTTGATATTCTGTTTACAGTCCATGCATCGCTGGGCCTGCTTCGTATCTTTGGGCACGTCTGCATCGGGCACGCGGCTATCCGAAGACCAACATACCGGGCGCGGAGCTTCACCTTCAACATACGGTGAGTTGTAATAGTTACGGGACACCGGGGCCGCATTGATGAACACGACATTCATCGCACGCTCATCGCTCGTGCGAACTTCTTTACCGCCCACAATCTCACGGAACACCCCGCCCTTGATGCTCAGGCGACGCAAGCCCCCGCCGCCCCCTGCCAGCATGCCAGTCAGGTTATCTTCAAACCCAGACAACATCGCAGACAAATTCGTCGGGGCGTTACCAAACAAAGTCATGGCGTTAGACATTAAACTCTCCTATTAGATATCTTCGTCAACTGCCGTAGCGGAGGCAGTGGTGGGGGCGGGTTCAACAATCACGGGGGTTTCAGGCACAGTGGCTTCTGGTACCGTGAAGTCTAGTTCCATCTGTACAGGGGTGGGCTCCACCTCAACCGGCACAGGCTCCGGCGTAACAACCTTGGGGGGAAACATTGCCTCAGCAACCCGCTGCAAGTTAAACCGATACGTCTGGCCGATCTTAATATACGTGCTTTCCGGCAGCTTACCTCGGCGCAGCCAATTCCGCACCGTCGACACAGACACCGAAAAATAATCTGCCACCGAATCAATCGTACAAAGTTTCTGGTCCACTTCTACTTTCTCCTTACAGTAATTGAGTATTCACTATCTACGTTTAGCCCTGGGGGTACTAGATCAGGATTATTTTCTATGAACTGCTTCACGTTGCCTTGGTGTAGGCGCTTCTCCAGCAGATCCGGAGCGTTGTTCTCAACGACGAACCGCCCCATGGACTCCCAATCATTCGTCCAATACCGAGTCGTGACCGACCGATAGAACAACCCTTCGGTGGTCTTTACACTCTCAACATTCTGCACCTTGCAATAGTTCAGCAAGAGTGCCTTAACTTGCGACATTTGGGCCTTGAGAGCCTTCTCTTCCGCATCATACGCAGCCCGAATTTCACCTAGCCGCGCGTTCATCTTCAAATACACCTTCACCAACTTCTCAACCGGTACTGCTTGTTCGTCGCTCACTGATATCTCCCGCAGTGGTAGGGATTTCTATTATGCTGCCTGCCTTTCACTTATTCAAGTAGATTTTTATATAATTCGACTATTTTTGTGTGTACGTCGATTTTATTGTCTAATAAGTTGTATATGTGTTTTTCTACATTAGAACCTTGTAGTTGTACGATAGTCACGGGGTGGTGTTGGCCCGGACGGTGGACCCGCGCGTTTGCTTGTGCATAAGTTTCCAGGGAAGCAATCGGACCCCACCACACCACGGTATCTGCAGCAGTTAGGGTTACTCCATGCGCCGCAGCCTGGGGCTGAATTACCAAAACACGGGGGTCATCACTTTGCTGAAAACGGCTAAAGATATCAGTTCGTCTACCCACAGGAACTTCACCGCTAATAACATCATTGGAAATATCATCTCCGGTTAGCCTTTCTGATAGGATTTTTATAGCGTGCTTAAACGGTACAAATATAAGAACTTTGTTGCTTGTCTCTGCTATGACTTCTTTTAGTACGGAGTATCGGTTGTTGATGTCAAACTCTAGTATCTCGCCGGAATTGGAGTAAACCGCCCCAAGAGATATCTGTAGCAGCTTAATCATGTTCGTTGCGGCGTTCACTGCTGTAACTTCTTCCCCGGCAGCTTGGATGACCATTCGGTTTTTCATGGTCGCGTAATATTTTTCTTGCTGCTTAGATAGCGCCACCATGCGCTTTACGTAGGTCATGGGGGGCAGATCCAAACACTCGGCCTTGGTGAACCGTATGGCGGGCTGTAGCGCGTTGTAGACCGTCTGGGTTGCCGTGCTCTTCGGCACCCACTTAAAATTGGTCAGCTTGACCATGACCATATCGCGGAACGAGGTAAAGAACTGCGGCACCCCCTTAGGATTAACAAGCTTAGCCAGCCCGTATGCATCCACGGGGGACTGCGCCGCAGGTGTACCCGTCAACATCCACAACCACGTCTCAGGCTTGATCAGCTTGTTAAGCACCTTCCAGCGCTTGGACTGTGCGTTCTTATAGTGTGTGGCTTCATCCGCAACGATCAGGTCAAACCCTGCGGCGGCGATCTCATCAGCAACGATCTCCACCCCGTCATAGTTAATGATGACGAACTCAGCGTCACCTGAAATTATCTTCTTGCGCTTAGCCGCCGACCCGTAAGCAATGTCGACCGACCGGTGCATAGCAAACTTAAACAAGTCCGCACGCCAAGCGGAGTCCATGATAGACAGCGGGCAAATAATAAGCACGCGCCGAATTCGGCGTTGGGACATCAGAAAATCTGCCGCCCAGATAACACTTCCCGTCTTGCCCGTACCCTGCTCGGATAGGCAGAACGCTCGGCGATGCATCGTCAAAAACGCTGCGGTATCTTTCTGGTGTGCGAAGGGGCGATGCTGTCCGGGCCAATCATAACGACCCATGATCGGGGAAGGTACGTTCTTTATCCCCAAATTCTTTAATACCTGTGCTTCTTCTACGCCCCAACTTACAAGTACGTCTTTGTTGTGCAGTACTGCGCTTTTGGGGATTATGGTCGTTACGCGCGACGGATCACGCAGGCGAAGCTTAAGCGCCTTGTTGTTTATGATTTCCAAGATGTCCTACTTATAAAAGCAAAGCAGCGAGGTAGAGGTCTACCCCGCGTTAATCGTGGGCTAACAGTATCGCGTAACTGGTATCAGGTCAAGCGGGCTTTTTGCCGTTGCGGCTTCTATTTTTACTTGGGGCTTCTAGCGTGTACCCGTCCGCGTTCGTGCCACCTTTGGATAGCATCTTCTTGTGTGATACGTCCTTGCCCGTGCGGTCTACACCCTTGGCATCCAGGGCTCGCCGCGCCCGTTGCCTCTCCATTCGGTCAGGTAATTCCCCACGCTCTTTTTGTTTTTGGTATTCATGTTTATAGGGTCTAGGCGACTTGGTATACGGCATCATCCATTCCTTCCGTTGTGTGGGCAGGCGAGCAC